TTGGCAAAAACGGCTGCTGCTGGTATTGCAACGTCGCTGATGTCGGGTTCTCCTCTCGCGTCGGGACTGCCTACAGTTCCCCGTCAATTCAAAACCACGGCCTCATTATTTAAGTCTCCGCGATTTTTTAATCCAAAAAATGAGAGCTTTGCGTTGGACCAAGCAGAAGCGATTGTTGCTGCCAGCGCAGTTAAGCAGGTGACGATTAGTACGTCGGCTGGACGGTTATACTCACAGCGAGGATTACTCGAAGACGAGCTAATGCATCGGTTAACGCTGTTGGCTGAAAATGTGTATGCTCCTACCAATCAATATTCGATATTGGCGGGATGGGGGGCGCTTACCATTCTAGAAGGGTTTCGTGCCGAAAATTCTACAACAAGTGCACACGAAATAGGAGAAGCTATTGATATTACTCTCGGAAACGGAGATTTAACTAATGCAGAACGGTGTTTTCAGTTAGCCGTATGGATGCGTGACCATATTTTGTATGACCAACTAATCTTGTGTTTTGATGCAAGTGGCGGGGGACAGGTATGGATTCATGCATCGTTTCGTCTCACGGCGCGTCGACGTCAGGTCTTAACCAAAGCATTTAATGATACACACACCGACGGACTTCATCACTATCAATACGCTTCTGCGACCACCGAGCAAACTACACTGGTAACAGAAGGTGAAAATTTTAGTGCCATGTTGGCAAACAGACAAGCTCGATTACAGCCAGTGGGATTAGATACCGCACTCCCTCAAACGTCAGGTGGTCTATCTAATATTGATGTATCCGCTCCTGGCAACTGCACTCCCGACGGATCTCCCCCCGGCGGGCCCGCCGGCGGATCTACTGGTAACGAATCCACCACGCCCAGCTCGAATACCGGGGGTGGCGCCGAACAAAACTGGCCGAACGGAACCGGATCCGAATCTCAGCCCTTAATATAACCGACAATGGATAAACAATTTCTGGCTGGTGTCTAAATACAAACATGGCATCTTTGTATAGCGACTTCGACATTACGTTTTTACCGAATTCCGTAACTAAGGATTTGGCCACGCTAGAAGACAATGATGCCGTAAAACAATCGGTTCGATTGCTCGTGCTGACGAGCTTATTTGAGCGCGTGTTTCAGCCTGGCTTGGGCGGTGAAGTGAACAAGATGTTGTTTGAGCCGTTAGACGACATTTCCACGACCGTGTTGGTGCGGTCAATTGGAGATACGCTCCGTCGATTTGAACCTAGAATTACTCTACAATATATTGATGTGTATACTGATAAAAAACCGACAGGAGAATATCTCGAACCCCACACGCTCTGGATTGAGATTGCCTTTGTCGTTCGTAATTTACCCACGGTGGTCACCACCGGCGTCTTATTGCAGCGGTTACGGTAAACTTATATGGCATCTACACCCGACATTCAACTAGTTCCTCTCGACTTTGACCGCGTCCGTGACGAACTCAAGCGATTCTTGCAAGATCGTAGTGAGTTTCAGGACTACAATTTTGAGGGGTCTGCACTGTCGTTGCTGGTTGATGTTCTGGCCTATGACGCCTACTACCACGGCTGGTATACTAACTTTGCGGTCAATGAAGTATTTCTTCAGACGGCGCAACTTCGTAACTCGGTGGTGGCAGCCGCCAAACAGGTCGGATATATCCCTCGGTCGGTGACGGGGTCTCGCGCCGAAGTAGACGTGACCATTGGAAATGTCAGCGCCAGTGAGGGTGTTTTACTTCTTCCCAAATATACAAAATTCCGCAGCAATGCTTCAGGCACGTTGTTTGACTTTTATACAATGGACGATACGTTAGTGTATCCAGCCGGGAATACCGCAATTACCATGCGTGGAGTTGAACTTCGCGAAGGCGTCCTCTTGACTCAAATGTATGACATCACGCAAAATAACTGGACATCAACCGGAGCCACTCTGCGTGTGTTAAATCAAAATGTGGATACAACGACACTCAATGTGTTGATAAGTCCTACTGCGAATAGCGAAGTTACACACGAATACAAACGAGCGACGTCTTCGGCTACGGTTAATTCTACATCTAATGTGTACTTTCTTTTTGAAACTAATACTGGCGATTACGAAATTCAATTTGGTGATGGTCGGTTAGGTCGAAATTTAAGTATAGGACAACAGGTTACGGCTAAGTATCTGGTATCGCGAGGGGCGGCCAGTACTGGTGCCAATAACTTTACGTTTCTGGGGAATGGGTTAGGTACCGTCAGCAATACATCAAACGTTACGATTGTCCTAAGTAATGTGAATATTCCGGCTAGCGGCGGTGCCGCGCGCGAGAGTATCGAAAGTATCAAACGCCTGGCTCCAAATATCTACCAGACACAGGGTCGGGTGGTGACTCCAGAAGATGCGCGGGCCGTGCTGTTATCAGAAGTGAGTGGTATTGACTCGCTGACCGTCTGGGGCGGCGAAGATAACGACCCACCGGCATATGGCAAAATGTTTATTTGTCTTAAGCCGGTAGATGGCGAACGGTTTGGTCCGACCCAGAAGAATACTATCATCAAGCAAGTATTGCGACCAAAAGCCTCGCCTATTTTATCTTTTGAGGCAGTAGACCCAGACTATATTTACTTAGTGACCGACAGTGAAGTGCGATATACCCAGTCACGCACGGCGTTGTCTGTTCAGGACTTACAGACATCTGTTCGTAATAGTATCGATGATTATCGTCGCACACAATTGGGACAGTTTGGTTCTTACTTCCGATACTCGCAACTGTCTTCGGCTATTGATGATGCCGAGGTAAGTCTGGTGAGTAATATGACGGCGCTCTTGTTAGAAAAGCGATTGAGTATACAGACCGGAGTAAGTACGTATACGGTAAAGTTTTCCAACCCCTTGTTTTATCCACTTGAGCTATCGCGTCTGGGAGGCACGTCCACAGGAAACGCCATTGCCGTTAGTAGTAAAGTTGCCGGACAATTTTTTTCGCACGCCAATGAGTCGGGACTGACTCAAAAGTTGTGCTGGATTCAAAATGAAGGCGCTAATGTGCATGTCTATAAAACCTCCACAAACAGCACCCCACAGCTCGTGAAATCAAACATTGGATCGATAAACTTTCAGACGGGCACGGTTACCTTCACAAACTTTACCCCCACCGCTATCACGACAAGTTTGATTAGTGAATTAAAAATTCGGGCCATTCCGTTTAATTCGGATATTGCCCCCACTCGCGATCAGATTATTTTGTTGCCGCCAGAAAATATCACAATTGCAATGGTGAATGATTTACTCAATCGTCAAAACACGATTTCTGGGCGTCCTAGTGGTCAGCTTGGGTCGGGGTCTCTCGGAGTCTAACCGTATATGTCGCATTTTGCCGACGATGTTCACCATCGGGTTAGTACGCGAATTAGCGAAGTTATTCCCGATTTCGTAGAGTCGGAGTATCCGGCATTTGTATCGTTTGTTCAAGCATACTACGAGTTCCTTGAACAGCACGATACATTGCCGACAACTTCAACGTTTGTCGAACAAACAGGTGTAGTCAGCGTTCAAGCCGGTAGCTCAACGATTATTGGCGCAAATACACATTTTACCCTCGGAGGATATCACAACTCGACGCAGTTGCTGACAGAGGGTATTGAGCCGTATATAGTACAGCTTGAAGATGGCGAAGGTCAACTACTCGATGAGTCTAGTAGTATTGCAACCTACTCAAATAACATACAACTGCGCGTAGGATCTGATGAGTTTCGTATTCGGTCGGTGACCAGTAATACTGAGCTTGTAATCTATCAGGTTCCAGTTCGGTCGTATTTTGCCAATACACATTTCATCGAAAAGAATAAGTCTATTCGTCAGGCCTCGGGTGCTGCCCGTCAAATCGCTACTATTCATGAAGTAGACCACACCCTCGACGACTTCATCTCGTATTTCCGTGATACGTATCTGCGGGATATTCCCCAAGGACTGACCGACACAAAAACATTACTACCGCGCATTTTAGATTTTTATCAATCAAAAGGTAGCGAAACCTCGTATCAGTTTTTGTTCCAAGCGTTATATGGCAAAGAGGTAATGTTCTCATATCCCCGTGAGTCGGTATTCACGACGTCGGACAACGAGTATATTACTCCAACTCTCCTTCGTGTCGGATATGCAACTGAGGCGGCCGTTACTGGAAATGTAGCATTATTAGAAACCCGCGAGATTATTGGTTTGACCAGCAACGCACGAGCGACGGTATCGCGGTCTATCATAGCCTATGAAGGAGACCGGCGAGTTGTGCGGGCGTTCATTACTGAGCCGCTGATTAGTCAGGAACTGAGCGGGTTGTTGTTAGAAGACGGAATGCAATTACTGGCAACCAAATACGGGATACCGCCCGACGGGTTGGCCAGCGACGTCTATACGTACACATTTATACAAGAACGGGTGTCTGCAACAAATTTTGTGGCGGGTGAAACCTTTTCTACGGTGCCAACAAACGATCCTAAGGCGATCACTGGTGAATTGCTGGGGTCGATTACTGGATTCACTATTGATACCCGTGGCGCCGGATATCAAATAAACGACTTGGTATATCCCCCTTCTCGATATGCGAACGGCCTGTCATTCACCGGCGGGTTCGGTGGGGTTGGTCGCATCTCTGCATTTACCGATGTAGATATTACCGAGATTAACATTGATGATGCCGGATTAGGTTATTATGCCGGACTTCCACTGATTGTGGATAATACCGGGACGGGTGGTGGGACTGGGTTATCGGGGTATGTGACGAACGTGAGCCCCGGCAATATTACGTTACAGGCCGACGCGGGCG